ATCACCGTTTATTGATAATTCATCTTTATATTTTTGAACAGATTGTTCACCACGAGCATATAATCTTAATCTATTAAAGTTTTGATAACCAGTATACCATTTACCACTGTTAATTCTACCTCCTCTAAACCATTCATATTCAATAGCTTGACCGACTTTCAAACCATATTCCCAGCTTAGCTTTTCCGCAAAAGGTACCACCTGACTTGGAAATGAACTATTAGTACTTGTGTTAATCATTTATAATTATTTTGGATTTAAAACCTTTATTGTCGTATTTTGAAAAATTTAAATTTACTTTTTGTTTTTCAATTTCAGCAACTGGTCTATATTTATTTTTATTGCAAGCCATAATAGCTAAACCAGAGCTTATTGAAGCATCATGTTTAGTTCTACTATTTATATCAAACGCAGCCCAATCTTCAAGTGTTCTTTGAAAATACATAGAACCATATTGTTCATTATTGTAACCTACAAAATTTTCAATATAAGATTCAATAGCAGCAGCATGTGCTTGTTTTACATCTTCGCTTGAGTTAGGTATACCACCTATTTCTCTTTCAGCTACAGATAATTTATATGTTGTTTTATCTGGACGATTCATAGAATAACCTCTATAACCTCTTCTTTTTAAATAATATAATAATCTTGGTTTATTATTTTCTGCAAGTAAAGGCATACCATAAAAATATAATGCCATTAAAACATCTTCAAAAAACATTTCTGCAGTTTGTGGTCTAGCTATATACTCTAAAAAGAATAAGTTAGGTGGACCGTCCATTGTAAATTTAGTTAAACCATGTAAAGCACCTTTAGATCCTCTACCGTCTACTGTTCCAGATATATCATAACTATCACAACCAAAAGCGCCCATATGCTCATTAGCTGGATATTTACTACCGTTTTTAACAATATAACGGTTTTGTTGATGTTTGTCTGGAACCCAAGTAACAAAAAATCTACCATTTTTATTAGGAATAAATTGTACACTTGTATCTTTAATCCCACTTTCCCATTGAAAATTACCCTGTGTTAATACTCCAGAGTATTTTAAATCTTCATTATAATCAATTTGTTGATAAATTTTTGTTAAATTAAATATAGACTGTTTTGTTTCATCTCTGAACGCATGTTTTTCAGTACGTGGAAACTGTCTATATAATTCATTAAGTGCGTCTGGGTCATCCTTAAGACCATCTACTTCATTCTCCCAATGCTCAATGACACCGATTTGTATCTTTTGTCCATCGATTCCTTTAACTGCTTGTTTTGGAGTATCAAAGACAGGGTATCCATAAGTATCAATGTATCCTTCGTAATTCCATTCCATAGGTATGAACAAAGAATATAATCCTGAGCTAGTCTGTCCATTGCGGTTTCTTTTTGTGACATCTGAGTCATAATATATCTTTTTATAATTTCTACCACCTTTGTCAAGAGCATTGCTCGTTGACCCCATCATACATTTACCTATAATTCTTGATCCTAATCGTAACGTCGTCTTGGTAACTCGCCAGTTATTGAGAATATTTTCAGGTTTTTCCCATTTTCCCGCTTCATCATGGACAAGTAATGCGAGTTTTTCTCCGTCATAGGAATTATCACCAGTATTTTTCCAATCGATTGTGGTGTCCAAACCAATGATTTCTTCCAACTGCTCATTTGTTTCCAGTTTTTTTCTAGTGAATCTCGAAGCTGGAACCCTGTAGGCAAGTTCGGTTTTGGGTCTGTCCATACCGTCTTGTATCGGTTTGAAGAAAAACGGGTAATTAACCGAGATCGGTACAATTTTATCTGTGAACATTTTTTTAGCATCTGCACCTGATTTAGATAAGACACCGAATCGAGCGTCGCTAGATATTGTCGCCAAGTTAACTGTTTCCCCTGATGCCATGAAAGAGAATCCAGAACGTCTATTTTTAAGGTAGCACATTCCGTAAGATCTTTCATCAGCTTTGCACGCTTCCCAAAAAATAAAGAAGAGTCTATTGGCTTCTCTAAACTCTGCTTGTCCCACGTCAATTTTTGACCATTGGAGGTACATATAGTGAGTACCAGTAATATATGTAGGAACACCTTTATTGTAGAACCAAAAACCTTCTTCACGTCTTTTAAATTCTTCGTCGATATAATCATGTAGTTTTAGTTTAAATGACTCTGGATACGCTTTCCAATCAAATATAGTTTTTATTTTTTTTAATTCTGGTCTATGCGGAAACACTTCCCAGTATTGCTCTAATTTTTTGTTAGATCTTTTATAAGGGTTGTCTATTTCTGGTAATGCTATCCTAAGATTTTGGATTTCATATATTTCACCAATTTTACCAGTTTTTGATATAATGACAATATCATGTTCTTTATTGTATCCATATTCCCATTTTTTATGTTTATTTAACCTTTTAACTACATGGTCTTTAATAGGTTCAACTATTTTATATAAAGTTTGCTCGTACATTACTTAGATCTTCTTTCAGCAAACCCTCCAAATGTAGTTTCTTTTTTTTCTACAACTTTATTTTCAAGTCTAGCTTTTTCCTCTTCAATACGTGTCAAGATCTCAAATGCATCGAATATTGCGAGCTTTTTAGTAGCTGCAGCGTTCTTGAGTCTATCGGCTGACACATCATCATCAGTTTCAACAATCGGCTCTTTGGCGACTTTAATAAGTTCCTTGACTGCTTCATGCCCAGCTTGGATTATACTCTTTTTCGTTTCCTTGACGTTCATACTTAATTACAATATCATTTGATTTCATACAATATAACCTCTGGTTATCAACTAAAAAGTCAAATTCACCAAAGGGTTTATATCCCACAAGGTCTCCCTCGTGTATTCCTAGCGCTTCTAATGAACTATTACCGTATTTTAATATACCAATAAGGCTTTGCTCTAAAGAAGCGTTTGTATTATCATTATTTTTTATAGGATTTATAAAGCATCTGTCACCAAATGATTGCCATTTGTTTTTATTTTTGTATAAATATATTTGATCTAATTGAACAAAATATAAATTATCTTTAAAATATGCTCTACTATTTTTTTCATTACCTCTAATATCATAAAATCTTCTAAACACGTTGTGATGTATCATTACTAAATCACCAGTTTTTATAGAAGTTTTATATGCTAAAGGTGTTGCGATAACTTTACCTATATTATTAACAGATTTATAGCTTTCTATTTTTGTGTTTATTATTAAGCTTTTGTCACCAACTTTAACTTCATTATTGTATCTATCACCATAAGGCTCAACAATAAAATCAAATAAACTATTCATTAATACTCTAAATCGTATTCAACAGATATTGCCATGTTAGAATTAAACTTCTTCCACGGCAATACCTCATTGTTTTTTTTGATGAAAATATTATAAGAATTATCTGATTCTTCAAAAATTACGTGTGATATAGTATGACCACCGTAAACTGATTGACCAACCGAATAATGCATTGCATCTGTTTTATAATCAGAACCAATGCTGATTTTTCTTATAATTGAAGACATTATTCTTTTACCTCTTCAGCTTCTTCAACAATTTCTTCGTAAGTACCGTCAGCTAAATTAATATTAACTGATCCATACTCTTTTTCAAGTTCTTTTTTGTAATCTTCTGTTTCTTTATTAGCTTTGTGAAACTCAGCTAATATAACAGATTTGTTTACTTCTAAAGCACCTAAGTCAGTAACATGCTTACTTAGTGTTTGTTGTAATTCTTGGATCTTTTTTAATTGATCTTCTGTAATTTTTTTACTCATTGTGATTTAATTTAATTGTTTTTAATTATTTAACTATTTATATAGTTACAGGTTTTATTTACTTTTTAAATATACTAGTAACCTTTTCTCCACTACGTCCGCCGAAGTAGGCCAAAACTACAGCCATCATAACTTTTTCAAATGTATCGTTCCATACTTCATTTATATGAAAAGGTATAGCGTCTACACTATCAAGTAATCCTGCTAGTGAAAATATAACAATACACCATACTAAAACTAGCGGGCGTACGTTTTTAGAAAGCCATGAGTCTGAACTAGCATCGGCTTGCCATCTGGAAGTTATTGCTTCCATTTCTTTATTTTGTTGCTCGTATATTAATTGTTGTAATTTAATCTTGTCATCAGAGCTTACGTCTGATTTACCTATAGCTGCTATAGCTTCTCCTGGCGATGTTACTCCCTTTAGTACGTTCCCTAATGCAGGGTTTACTATTGAAGCAGCGCCAAATAAAAGTTTACCTACAGTACTTTCTGCGAATTTTTTTTTAGGTTTTGACATATTATTTTGGTGTTTTACTCCAAGCTTCAGTTTCCCAAGCTAAGTTTGGTGAGCCTTCTTCCATGTCAGCTCTTGAATATTTTTTACCTTTCCAATATACGTAATTATCATCATAATCAAGATCACCTCGTTTCATTTGATCAAGATGAACTTTTTCATGAGTAATAACTCTATGTTGTTCGTTTGGTTGAACATCTTTGTCTATTAAAATACTACCGTTTCTATCCGCCTTACCAACAACACCATCTTCTAAATCTACTGTATAGATAGGTGTGTTATCGATAGGAAATGGTGGTTTAATTTTAAAAGCCATTATTTTTTTGGAAACATTTTGTTTAAAAAAGTTTTTCGGCCTTCGCAACCACAGGGTACGTTAAGACCCTGTGATACTGCGTCAACCATTTTTTTGATACCAGTAGCTTTAGTAAACTTTTCTATGTCGTCTCCTAAACCTCTAGATTTCATTACGACCAAACGATATTTGATACTGTAATTCCTGATGGAAGCTGAACTTTAGCTTTTACACCACCTGGATTAGCTGTTAATGCATAGTTAATTGCATCTCTTACTGATGGAGTAGTTCCTACTGAATCGTGAGTAATTGTACACTCATCGATTACACCACCGTTAAATTTAACTACTGTTGTAGTTCCAGAAGCTGCATCAACGCCTACGACGTTATCAACTCCGATTAATACATTTCCACCATCAAGACCTGATCCTGATGAATAGATTTCGATAAACTTTGCCATAATTTTGATTTTTGA